AAATTATAGTGGAGCCTGATAAGTTCGGAAACATCGTCGAACTCAAGAAGATAGCCGCAACTCATAAATGCTCCTTTGAAAAAGCCCGCCTACAAAATCGCTCTCGGCAGGCATTTACACCAACGTTCAGGGCAACGGCTGCTGCGTACTCGTGGCACGCCTTGCCGTGTTATGCGCCGTTTTTGGCGACTCCTATAGTTGCCGCCGCCTCTTCGAGATCAGCAACCTGTTTCTCAAGACGATCAATCTCGCTTACCATCTCACAAGCTGGACAATTACCACGACCAATACGCGCCGACTCCCAAACAACGACAAAAGAATGATCTTCGCATGCGTAAATAGCCATTTAGAACCTCCTGCGGCGGCCTATAACATGGCTCGCCAATAATGGTGCACAACGTTTCGCGGTACGGATGCTGCGTACTCGTGGCATTCCTACCGCTGTTGTAAGATGCCCGGTGCGCTTCCATAGTGTTCAGGCCGCCATTATCCTGCGTTGAAAGATGCACAGATAACTCCTGATACGTCATCTGCCGCCGTTCCAATGAGCCGCACGGTTACATTTTCTTTTGCGCACCACGTTTCATACATTTGAGACTTTCCGTCCCAATCAGATTTTGACGGATGTATAGACCGTGCGGCATCCTCTGATTCGGCGGCGACTACCGCTGAATCGTAAGTGTCGTAACTATTGTTAACTTCCTGCGAAATAAGATAGAGATTCATTTTTCCTCCTTTGGCGGCCCTATAATTTCAAGAGCGCACCGGGTTTCTTACAACTACTTCTTGTATGTACCCTCAAACTGTAGCCACTTTGATTTCTCTCGCACCAACTCGTTGACCTTTCGCAACAATGCCGCCCGGTCGGTTTCCAGGTACACAACCTGCCGCTGCAACCGCGTCATCTCCCGACGCGCCCACGCAATCGCGTCCGCCGCACCGTGTGCGCGGCCAGTGTCCGATGTCAACTTGGCCGCGACGCCGAGCAGCCAGTGGACATCCTCCAAGTACGCGCGGGATGGGACTACTTTTCCTTTGCCTCTCATCGCATCCTCACTGCGCCGCACTCGCTGCACACCCACGAACCACAGCGGGTTTGTGTACTGAAGAAGATTGACACGCCGCAAACGCACGATCTCGGTTTGGGCTCCTCTTCCTTCCCGGCGATCCAGTGTTCCTTCAGCTTCCCGCCTTCCGGGAATGCGCTTTCGATCTTGTACGGAATCGTCTCGGCGTCTGAATACTGCTCGATTGCGCTGAGCCACTTCTGCGCCGTGTTGACATTGAGGCAACACCGACTTGACAGCATTACGTTTGTCCACCGGCCCCCGGAAAGCAACGCGGCCAGCACCGCGCGCTCTCCGGGGTTGAGTTTCTCGATTGTCTTTGCGTCGTATCCCATATCACACCGCTTGTAGTTCTGCGGGCGCGCTGACGACCGCGCCGTCCTCGATGATGAATCCGCTCGTGGGCGAGTCGTCAACCACTTCGATCCAAACCTGGAAATCGTTCTCCCGCGCGATCGCTTCGAGTGTCGCCATCGACTCGGTGTCGAGCAGGCTTCCGTCCGTCACGCGCAGGACCTTGATGTCAGGCTTCTCGCTCATGGCAATCGCGCTGCTGATCTTGATCTTCTCAGAGCTTGACAATTGGGCGAATGGAATCCCGCGAGAGAGAATCTCGGTTCCGGTGATGGACAGATCTTCTACGGGGAGTTTGCACTCGTGAAGTTTTGCGTCGAGTTGTCCTTGTGTGCGCGTGATCTCTTCGGTTTTCGCGACGTACTCGGCTTCTGCCTTTTCGGCGGAGACGGTTGCCTTCGTGCGTTCCGTGTTGGCGCGCACCTTCTTGTTCTCAACCTCGACGTTGCCGAGCCGGGCGCGGATCGCGTCGGTTGACTGCGGGGCGTTGTCGGGCTTGTCGCACTCGGCCTTGGTCGATTCGTAGTCGGCATTCACCTTCTCGAGGTGCGCCTGCATCTGCTTCGCCTGATCGAGTAGGGTGTTGATTTTCTCGGCCATGCGCAGGGACTCATCCTTGCGTGCCCGCATCTGATCGACACGCGCCGCCGCGATCCGGTTGTGCTCCTGGATCCGGTTGTACTCCTCCATCAGGTCCGTCACCGATACCTCGGCGGCCGGCGCATCCGCGTGCGCCGGAAGCGACGCGGCGTAGCCGGCCAGCCGGTCCCGCTCCCGGCCGATCTGACGCCGTTCCTCGGTGAGTTGGGCGATGTGCGCCAGGTAGGCGTCCACGTCCACCCCGATGACCCGGCAGAGGATGGCGCGCTGCTCTGAGGGCTTTAGGCGGGTGAACGCCATGGGGTCTATCGACACCGAACCCACGCGCTCCTCAAGGAACTTCTGGGGACTCTTCTTCGCGAATCCCTCCTTGTTTTCTACCGTCAAGCGTGCACCAGACGCGGTGATCGAGCGCTTGATGACGAATTCGCCGCAGTCCACCGCGATGTACGCCGCGTTCTCGCCGGATCGGATCGGAAGCTCGGGAAGTTCGCGCCCTGATAGCGCGGCGGCAATGGCATCCAGCACGCTGCTCTTTCCCTGCCCGTTGCGGCCCGTGATCGTCACCAGGGGGTTGTCAGGATCGGGCGTGATCTCGATGGCGCGAAGCCGTTTGAAATTCTCTGCTGTCAACTTGAGTATTTTCACTTGGCACCCTCTTTCTTGTCAATGGTGATATGGATAAACGGTTACATCTCGGCCAAAAGGTCAGAAGACTGACCGCCGAGAAGTCATGGCGTAAACGGCTGACTCCCGGATCGGGTGAGAGGTCGAACTCCCCGAACGAGCGGTATTATCCCCGCTCCCGATGGACCATGGTGCATGCGTCGAATGATACCTGTTACTCAGTATCCCACATGTCGGCGCATGTTTCCGCGCCGCACTTGCACCATGTACCGGGGAACAAAAAAAGCCCGGCTGCTTGTTGTCGATTCCCCCAAGCTGCCACTTGGGAAAACCGACGTTTGCAGTCGGGCTTTTCTCATTCTCCGTGGCAGCGGGGAATCGTACACCTGAAATATAGTGCATGGTTGTCATTCGCACAACCCCTATTTGATCACAGTGTCTTTTTTGTCGATGAAATTTGAAACGGATTTCATGAATCCCGCGCCTGCCGCGACGATGGTCTTGAGGTTGTCTGGCGTCGCGTGCTGCCATGTCTGGCCGGCGGTAATCCACTTATGCGCAATGCCGTACTCGGTCACCATCGGACCGGACTCTCCGATGATCGCGGTGCACTGCGCGAGAAGTTCGGTCGGGGCTTCGGCCTTTTTCCCGATTGCCGCCTTGAGCCCGGCGGCGCCTTTGCCAATCGGTTCGGCGGATTTCTCCCCGTCCGCGTTTCGTCCGTCCATCACTTCGCGCCAGGTAGTTTCGCCGTCCTTGATTGCGGAGTAGAGTGCCCGCAGATCGGAAAGCTCTTTCGGGTCGAGAGTCCCGCAGTCGTGGCCCAGGTAGCGCTTGACCTCGTCCGCGGGCACTCCTACGGCGGAGAATGCGTCTAGCAGCTTCTTGCGCGCCGCGTCCGGGTCCACGGCGTCGCGCTTGCTTTGCGTGACGGCTACGGCATCCATGGCCTCATCGATGATGTCGCCCGGCACCAGGCGCAATCCGAGCGTGCGGATTGCTTTCGAGATGAGCGCGTTCTGCTTGTTGAGAATGTCGTCGTCGGTGGCTCGCACGATGTAAACGATTTGGTTTTGTTTGTTCGTGCGCTGACTCACGACCTCGTATCCTGCCGGGTTCTTGCGTTCAACGGTCTTCTGGATCGTGACATCCTGCGAGTAGTCGTGATTGGATTCCAGGTCGGTGCAGCACACGCGCACGATGCGCTTCTCGGCATCGTCGTAGACCGTCATGCACGAGATGTCGATGTTGCCGAGACACCGGATCGCGGCCTCGGCGAACCGAATGGACGGCCCGACGATGGATGATTCGCCCACCGGTTTGGAGTATTTCGCAGCCTCGGCAAATCCGGGGCGGGCGCACTCCTTGAGGATGCGCTGGCGGGCGAGGTCCATGTCGCGGGGTTGGTGTTTCGCCATCAGGTAGCGCGCCTCGATGATTGCCCGTGCCTGCGCCGCCACCGCGGTCGATGCGGTCTCGTTTGTCTGGATTGCCTTGTTCTGGCCCTGTGCCTGTTCGATCATGGTTTCGTTCATTGGATCACTCCTTGTCCCAGGTTGGTTTGAGGTATGATGCGCGCTGCGACTTCGTGGTGTGCCGCATAATTAGCTCCTGCGACGCACCAGAGGCCTCAGAAACCGCTTTCCAGTCGGTCTTGGTAGTTTCGGACCCCCGGACGACCGTGATGCGGCCTACGCCAGCTATCGCGGTCCGGTCGAACTCGCCCATGCCGGCCAGTATCCGGTTCTTGAGCGTTGCCTCCTGTTCCTCCAGCTCGTTCTTCTGGTGGTGGATATCGCGCAGGGTCGCGGCGTCGTCTATCAGGGCCGTCGGGGGCGCGGCGAGGATGCCCTTCTTGCCCACATATTGCCGCGTGATCCAGTACCGGCACGACTCGCTGCCGTCGATCGGTGGCGGGGTCTTCGCCGTCACCAGCGCCCAGAACTCCCGCGCCCGGCTGACGAACTCGCCGAACAATTCCCGATCCATCGGCACGTTGTAGGTCCGCATGTCGGACCCACCGATCAGCACCGTGACGTGCGCCATATTCCAACCGATAAGCCCCATGTACCACATCACCTGTGTGAGGTAGTACATCGGGATGTCGTCGGTGCCCTGGTCGCCCCATCCATGTGCGCCGCGCGCGGTTTTGATCTCCAGCACGATTTGCTCTTCGGGGCGCAGGTAGTCCGGCGTTCCGCCCGCCGGGAGTCCGTCGAAGTCGCGTGTTGTAAACTCGCCCTTGACGAGGCTCTTTGCCCCACACTCCTGCATGTAGGCGTCGGCAATCGCGGGTTCCAGTCGCGTGCCCCAGCGCATCGCCTCGTTTGCCTGATCGGGTAAATCCTGTGGATCGACTTTCGATTGCCAAACCTGAAACGGCGTCGTCCACGGAGATATCCCGAGAATGCCCGCGATGTCTGTGCCCGTCACGCATAGTCTGCGTTTCTTCAGCCAGTCAACTCGCTCAGTTGGCGTCATTCGGCAGCCTCCTTCTTTGGGTTTCTGAGTGATTCTGGCAGCACCGAGTCAACCAGGTCGCGGATCTCGCTCGGCCGTGCGCGATCCTCTTCCCGGACTTTCGGTGCTGTGTACTCCCGTTCATAACGTACCGTCGTCGATTATCGTTGATGCTACGGCTACGATCATCGTAATCCACTACGGGCCGGAAAATCCCTGAGCTATCACGCATGTCAACTTGCTCGAAATCGTCAATGTCAATCAGTGTGCGTGTGCGATCAGCCATTTTTGCACCTCCGGCCAAAGGGCGATAGCTGCGACGGCGGCACCGGCAAGTGAAAAAACCACCGTGATGATGAGCATGTCGAGGTCGTTCCAGCGCCAGTATTTGAGCACATTTCCCTCCTCAATTGGGAATTGGCCGCTTGACGATATGCGTACTGCCGTACTCGTCGTTGTACCACAGATGCATGTGCCCGAAATCCTCAGTACAGCACCCCGGCCAATCCAAGCCATCGCAAGGACGGATCTCGCCGTGACGGTCGGCGGCCTCACGGATCATGTCGTGCATCACCATGTGTCTCTCGATTTCAGTCACAGCGCTTCTCGCTTTCCATCGTCGCCAGTCCCGATAGGATCACTGTGCGCCACGTGGTATACCGCGCCAGACGCTTTTTGCGGGCGCGTTCGCGCTCGGTGAGCCGCAGGTTGAGGGTGAACGTCTTCTCTTTGGCTTTCATATTCGCACCTCCATACTAACTAATATACTAACTCGCCGGGTTGTTGTCAAGTATTATTTTGTCAATCGCGTCGTGCGCCCTATGCACCACACTCTTGCGCGCTATGTTTTCAGCCCACACTAACTGCTGCGGGGTCTTGCCGAGACCGCAATCCTCAAACAGTGCGCATCGGCCTTTTTGTAGCGACCATGTGACAAGAGATTTTTGAAAGTCGAAAAGAAAATCAGGAATCCACATCGGATCAAATCTTGCGTCTGCTCCGCGCTGTAGTTTTGATTCAAGATAAGCCAGATATTCACTCATTTTTTTCCTCACCATGTTACTACGCATGTGAGCAAACCAGCCGCAAGCCAGTATGCGACCTTGCGCCAATCTCCTGTAGGCACATAGCCTATTGCGGCGCACACGTCTATAATCATCAGCACAGTGGGTAATATTTTTTCTCGTGGTATCATGTTTTAATTCTCCTCATAATTATCCCCACCACTCGCTGTCTTTATCCTCTTTGTATTTGTCAATGCGCTTGTGCGCGGCGGGATCGGGCCATCGCGCGCTGAGCGTCAAGCCATGCCTGCACCTGCTCCTCGTACTGCACCGGCGTCAGATTGTACCGGCGCAACTCCGCCTTCTTCGCCTCGTAGTCGCGCCAAAATTTTTTGTCATTGTGCTGACTCATATTTCTTTTGCCTTTCCCGGGCGATCTTCAGATCAGATAGCGTTTGTAAATCTTTCTCAATCAATATAAGGTCGGCGGACATCTCCTTGCGCTCGTGGAGTAGTTCCGGGTTCTGAAAATCCATCAGTACCTTCTCCAGCGTTGTCCGCATCAGGGGTAAATCTACAGGTTCTAAGATCGCCAAGTGCCTTAACAATTTTTCCCGATAGGCCGTATCGCTGTTCGATACGGAACATGATTGATTGGGCATGGTACTCGCCTCCTGTAAACTCAGTTTTTTTTCGGTTTGGGTTGTGCATGGTGATGATGGTGTCGGCGTTCTCGGCGGCAGCCTGGCTTTCCTTGATGTACTGCATGTTGGGTATCTCGTCATCGTCTAATTTCTCAGCTTCTCCCGATAATTGACACAAGGCAATCACCCCCACCCTCATCTCCCGCGACAAGTCGGCCAAGTCCATTGAAACCTCTTCAACTTCGCGCACCCGATCACCGGCCTTTGCCCGAGTAGATCGCATGCGCTGGAGAAAATCAACGAAGACAAAATCGACAGAACCTTTCGATCTGGCTTGATGTATCCGCGCGCGCAGTTCGGGCACGGTGCGATCCCGGCAGATGTGCCAGTGCATGGCATCGAGCGGACCCATACCAATGGCCATCTTCGAGTATTCCCGCTTCGGCATCGCTGTTGCCATGAGACTCGTGTTCAGATCCGCGCACCATCCGAGACCGCACGATAACAACTGAATGCGGTTCATCTCCAGCGAGTCAATGAGTACGCCGTGATCCGCTTGGGATAGCATCGCCGCGCAGTGGATCATGAACCGGCTTTTTCCCGTCTTCTTGAGCGCCCCTAAGAGGTAGAATTTGTCTCGCTCGAAACCTCCCAATACCGAATCAAAATCGGGAAGTCCGATCCCGGTTCCGGCGATTTCCCTCCCCGACAGTGACGCGGCCTCCAGGACTTGCAGGAGTCGTATTACCTCGCGGTGGTGGTCATATTCCTCGTCGATGCTGGCCCCCAGAATCACGTTCGCCATCTGGTCTTGAATCGTCCGTGCAATGATGAGAGGATCGACGCTCGTATTGGCATGCACCATCGCGTTACCAATGGCGCGGCGTGCGGAGTGTGCCCGCAGGTCGGCCAGCGCTATTTCCCCGCAGTCCGGGGACAACTGTAGGCAACCTATGAGTGTGTCGAGTAGTACACTCGGTATGGAGTCTGGGTTGATTTCGTGGTGCTCTGTCCACTGGACAACGAGCGCCTGCGCGAGGATTCGGTTATCTCCGACGCACATTTCCGGCACGAACCCGGCTGGGATGGAACGTTGCGCGAGGATCCCAGACAGTGCTCGTCTTTCGGCGGTTTCGTCGCGGCTGCTCGCGAGGTCCAAAAATCTCTGCATGAATCACCATTCCTTGGGTATATTGAGTTGTTCTGGGGTTACTGATAAGGACGATGGTTTTGCAGGGGCTCGTGCGTATTCCCCGGCGTTGTGCTCCCAGGTTCGCACCGAGGCATGCCAAGATTTCATTTTGCTCTTACCAACCAACCATCCATTGGATTCGTAGTGGTCGAAGAACGCCTTGGCGCTCACCTTGGGGTGTCCCTGTCCGTACCGTTCAGCGCAGTATGCAGTCAAGTCTTCCATGGTCGGCGGTACTTGCTCTAGCTTACTCTTTCTTAATTGCTTTTCATTCAATTCAGATACAAGCAATTCAGAAGATACAATTGCATTTGCATTTGCTATGTCACGTGAACGTTTCGCGTTCGTATCGCGTTTATTTCGCGTTCGTCTCGCGTTTTTGTTGTTAAGACGTTGATTTTTTTCGAACTTACGAGACACCTCTAATTGCAGTTCGTTATACAATCGCCCTAAATGCTCCTCACATTCACCTATTTTGAACGAACGAATGACACTGGTTTTTATGTTCATCCATTCCTCAATCGACAGACGAGCAATCGAAGCTAGTTCCGCGTCGTCATTGGGTAGTGTTGCCCGTGGCTCCTGAAGCCATGCCTCGCAAAGTAGATAGACGTATGCCTTCACCGCATCCCCACTCATTGAGAACACGGTTCTTGAGCAAAGCCAGTTACGGACGTACATCGGGAAGTATGGCGTTTTAGACACGGTCCGCCAGTCAGAAAAAGCCCCTCGGATGCGCCAGCCCCGCAAAAGGAAAGCGCACCCCGAGGCGTTGATTCGCAGGGGCGTTAGATAGTCAAAATCGTGGAAACCTTGCGGGGCATGACTGAATATAATGCGTTTGCAGGCCCGTGTCAAGAGGAATTTTCTGCCGCGTCATGTCAGAAAGTGGCGTTTTCTGCGAAATTTCAATGTCAGGCAATTGACTGTCATCTGCCGGGCACTTGCATGCATGTTTGTCTGAAGAGCTGACTTCCACCGCTTTTACATGACGGCGATGGAGTGGTCGGCGTTTCATTGGGTTCCGGGCTGGACCGAAGAGCGAGGCTGGGCGTACACGGGGCAGGGCATCTACATGGCGTTGATGTTCCTCGACACGCGGCCGGCGCGGCTCATGTCCGCGTGGTTGCAGGATGAGACGGAACGCCGGGGCGTGGAAGGCCACAAAGGATGTGATAGGGCGAGTGTTGCTCGCCCTTGTGCTGGTGTTGCTGCTGCCGTTTGTGATCTACCGCAAGCAGACGGGGTCTACTGGTGCTTGATGATTTTTTGCAACACCACAAAAATCATCGGCTCATACCATATCTCCCGGCCCGCGGCGTCTTTCTCGGGCAGGGTAATCGGCTCAATCGGAATCTCGCATTCCAGCGCATCAAGTTCCTCGAACTCCTTGCGCAGGGGCTCCGGTAGGGAATCAATGGCCGTGCCGTCTTTGATTTTGTTTCGCTCGGCGATTTCTTTTTGGATCTTCGAATATTGCTTGCATCGCGCATTGACAAATTCGATCACATCCACGACAGTCCACGCGAGCTTGGGGGGCAACGGCTTTCCCGACAGCATACCGAGTGCGCGTCCGAACGGCATCCCGACAAGCTCCGCATTCGTGAACTTCACTGACATACATCCCCTCCTCATGGTTTTGGTTTATTGTCCGTGTCCAACTTGGCAATCGCAATCTACCCAAACCGGTATTCCAGCGCGTTTCGCCTGCAAACAGAAGCCAATGTCCTCGCCAAGTTCGACCGCTGTAGCGCCGTTATCGATTACGCCGCGCCGAAACCACGGATATTCTAGCTGTTCAAATACGGTTGATTTTACCGCAATAAATCCGCCGCCCACCCAATCAACGCGATGAACACCTGTCTCGATAGCCAGCAATCGGGCAGTGAGATATCCGTCGTCGCGCATTGTGCCCGCAACAAAACAATCTGTAGGCCCTTGCCTATACCGATATGCAGCACCTGTGATATCGTATGGAGAGTTTACGAGTGCCTCAATATTTTCAGGGGTGAAAGAGTGGTCGGAATCAACAAAAATTACGGCCTCACAGTCAGTAATCGGTTGTGTCTTCCGCTCGCACCCCGAGAAATTATTCACTCCCTGATTTTTGCTTGTGGACAGATAGCAATGCGACGATGGAACAATGATAAAGCGCACATCTTTGTGCTCAAACCCATAACACGGAACTTTGCCCATTCCATCGTGCGTGTCCAGCACCTCAAGACATCGGGTACCGGCAAATACACGCAATGATTCGCGCAGCCCTTCCGTCGCGCTTTGCGCGAATGTCGGCCAACAGGAGATGATGATCTTCACGACACGCATAGGACCGTCCTTGTGACACCAGCAATCTCAAGGGTAACTGCTATGCCCGCAGCACCTGGTGCACCTGTTGTTCCACCACCACACGCAACCCGCTTAGTCGTTTCCGCGTATAGCGGAGCGTCAACAATCGCGTCGGTGGAATATTGCCTGTAGAGAGAATCCGCAAGGGTTTTCCCGCCTGCCCCTGACGCCATAGGCAAAGTTGAGGCCGTGAGGCCTGTCCCACCTTGATCAACGAGGTTCGCGCCCCATACACGTGAATCAATCTCATCCGTCACTAAATTGCCGCTGCTGTCATGGCATACTACGCTGTTGTCTGTGCCTGCCGGGAGTGCGGCGATGTTGAGGCCGCCAGCGGCGGGGATTGTCATCCGCACCACGTTGTTCGTGGCGAGGTAGAGAGGGGTATTGGAGTGGTTGTCGATGACAGCGCCGGTGATGTTCCTCAAATAAATAAGAGATTTCCCTGTAGAAGCAAGCCCACCGCAGTGATTGCTATATTCAGTGCAAAGCGTCGAATTGGCTACCAATGTTATCTGATTAATGCTATCGCTCAACGCAGTAATTGCACTATACGCGGAGACGTGGTTATTCACATTTGATATTGTTAAGGATGTGGCGTTGTTTTGATCTTTCGACGCATGCACGAAGTAAGACGGGGAAACGCCGAAGCCGATACCAGTGGCATTCTCTATAATCTGCGAATTGGCCCACGTCTTCGCCCCGGAGGCTTTTGGTATCGTGCCAACTGTTACCCCGTGATCGGCCATCGCGTCTAATAATGTCGATCCCCACACCCGCGAATCAATCTCGTCTGTCACCAGATTCCCACTCGAATCGTAGCACACCACCGAGTTGTCGGTGCCCGCCGGGAGTGCGGCAATGTTGAGGCCACCCGCTGCGGGTATCGTTACGCGCACGATATTGTTGGTTGCGAAATACATCGGGGTGTTGCTGTAGTTATCAATCAGCATTCCATAGGCATTCATCCCGAGCAGTATTCCAATACCCTCTGTGCCTGCACCACCGGACAGTCCGCCGTAGGTAGTCCGTCTGAGCGAAGACCCTTGGATGAGCGTCATTTCCCCGGCATCAGAGTGGATGGAAACTCCGGCATAGGAAGATGATCCTGCGGTCATGTTTTCAATGTAGAATCTCGTTGATGCATTCCTATCACACCTCGCATGAACGAAATAGGATGGAGATACTCCGAAACCAAAAGAACCATCATCGAGCATATAGTGCGCCGCAGATTCGCTGTTATAGTAGACCAAATCTCCTGTCGCGTTCACCCCAATTTGCCACGCCTCTCCGCCGCTGTTTTCCTGGAGGTGCAAGTTGTAGTGCGACGTGTTCGCCAGTATGTCAAGCGTTGCGGTTGCGCGAGTCATTCCGATTCCGGCTGTGGCGGCGGTTATTTCGGCATTCGCTGTGATATTGTTGAAAACCTCATCGCAGTAGACAAACGCCGACCCGTTCCAATAGCGAGACATCGCCGTCCAGTAGCGATTCGCCCCGATGCGATGAACATGCGCCTTTGTCTGGTCGGTCATCTGCGCGGATTGCCCGTCGTCGAGCCCCGCGAGGATGTTTGCCCAGGTGTCGTTGATCTGCGTAATATGGACATTCTGAGTTGCCATGATGCATCCTCCTATTTCTTCTGTACCATTCCACCAATCGGGAAGGTCATGGATTCGAGTCTGTGCCATTCGTCAACTATCGCTTCGAGTCCGCAACGCACTTTTCCTTCGAGTTTCGCGGTGAGTCCCGGTGCCGCATTATCGCCCATATCCCGGTAGTATCGCTCCATGTGTCCCTCCGCCCAACCGTCCTGAGCGACACGGCCATGGATCGAATACACGCGGTCCCCGGCGTTCGTGAACCAGTAATCGTTCTCGACGACCATGAAGGTCTGCGGCGCAAGATTCGTCTGATGGACCTGGGTCATTGCTTCCATGGGGAAGATGATCATATCGCAGGCGCGAGCGAGCTTCTGAACCGCGATATTCCAGCAGAAAATATCACCGATTCCCTTGACGTTACCCTCTTTGTCAACCTGCTTTCCGTTGAAGCAAATCCGGTTGTAGTATTCGAATACGTATTTCCAGGAAGGCATATCGAAGATGATCGGCACTGAGCAGTGCATATTGTAAAGCTTGGTTGGCTCAGTGAAAAGTGGCTCGCCGTTGGCTGTGAAGTTCGGGCCGATCTGCCACTTGAAGCGCTCGTTGCACCCTACCATAAAGCGCTTACCGCGTACCAACTCAAAGAGATCGAAGAATTGCGGGGATACGATGAACATGTCGGCATCGAGCAGGCACACCGAATCGTACTTCATGGCGTACTCGATGATGTAGGAGAAGCGGGCGCGCTTGATAAACTCAATGCGTTTCGTCTCAATAGGACACTCGATACTCGATCTGTCAACGCTGATAGGGATAACGTTGAACGAGAAGAGATGAGTGAAGTCGAAATACTTCACCGGGAATTCGTGGTGCAGGATGTAGACATCCAAATCCTTCGGATTCTCGCACCGCTTCTCGATGCTGTTCAGAAGAACGTGGAGATATGGCAAGTAATTGTCTGTAGACGCAATGAAAATGGCCTTAGTCCCCATGGGTCACTTTCCTTTCCAAAGACGGTGATAGGCGTGATAGACGTAGAGATCCTGCATTACGTGGAGGGTGAAGCCCTTTTCGCGCAAGCGGTCCCCATACCAATTGTCAAGACCGAGAAACTTCTCCGGGAACGGCCCGACGGCTTCCCAGCACCGGCGCCGGGTGAGAATGAAGAAACCGCTCATGTGCGGTTTGTGCGCGGTGATGTCCACGATAATACCATCGTTCTGCAGGGCGAGATCGCGGGCAACAATCATGTGGTCCGTGATGTCGTCGGAAACCTCGTGCGGGTATTTCTGATGCGGGCACCCGATTCGGTTCGTGAGGCAGGTGATCCAGCCGGCCGTATCGCCTACCTTCTCGATTGCCTTCAGACATCGGTCGTACCAATCGGGAATTAGCGCCACAAAAACATCGGTATCAAGGATGAGCACCCAATCCTCGACGTTGCGCATGATGCGGTTGTATGCGGTCCCAAGCTTGAAGTCGGGCTCGTATGGTATGCGGATGTCAATGTGCACGGTGCGCCTCGATCATGTCGTGGAAGGTGGTGATCCGCGTCTCCGCGCGCCCGGCCGCCGCGATCACCTGGTCAATCTGTTCGAGAGAAGTTGTGAGCCCGTTGACCTCGACCGGGTGCACCTTGTGGGAGTAGGACATCGTGAACTCATCGCCTTCCATGAGGTTGAACACTGTCTCAAGCTCCATGACATCGAACTCACTGTCGAAGTGGACCGCCGTCAGGTACTCGGGGCGATCCGGCGGGAAGTCCTCAAAAAGACGGTTTGCGTGCAGCCGGACCCCGCGCGCGTAGGAATGATAGTTGGGCATCGCCTCGCTGATCGCGTCGTTCGTGCGGCCCCATGGAAAGCAGAACAGGCGCGTTGCCGCGAGTCCATGTTCCCACATCCATTCGAGATTGGCCGTGATATTCCCGATTGCCTCATCGATGTGCATCGCATCCATCTTTTGATGAACGTATCCGTGCGAGCATACATCCCATCCGGCGTCCTGCAATTCCCGGAGCTGGTCCACCGTCATGTATCCCGGCGTGCCCACGAGTGATCCGCAGACGAAGGACACCGCCCGTATCCCACGCGCGCGCAGATGCGGGAAGGCATGATCGTACACCGAACTCAACCCATCGTCGAAAGTGAAAATGAAGGTTCCGCTCATGATTTCCGCCCGTAAATCTCGACGAGTTGCTCGTGAGAGATGAGGTTCAACATCGCGTCCTGATGCTCGATGTACTTTTCCCAGGTGTCAACCAGCACCGGGTAAACATCCTGCGCGCCCCGCTGAATGATGCCGAGGCCGCAGTCATCGTTTACGCAGTGCATGCGCAAGTCCGGGCGCGTATGCCGGTAGAACGCATAGGCGCGGTATGTGGTGCCATACCATGGCTGTCCAGGTCTCTGTTCATCCCCGCAGGCGTCCTCCTTGTAGGGATGGCAGTCGTGCACGATTATCGTTCCGCCGTCGTTTAGGTTGGCGATGGAGTTGCCGATATCGCGGCGCACCTGCTCGTCCAAGTGCAGTCCGTCAATGAACATGATATCGAACGTCTTGACATTCTGCGCGAAGAACGCATCCGAGGTCATCCGAAACGTCGTCGCCTTGTGTGGATCGACGCCCGTCTTGTCCGTCAACGCGATGTGGTCAAAGCAGTTGCTCGGATTGTCAATTCCGATCTCCAGATATGACTTGTATCCGTGCTCACCGATCAGCCAGTTGATGATTTCCCATCTGCGCATACTACCGTTTCCCCAGTTCTTGATAATGTGGCTTGTGGTTGCACTTGGCGGTGTGGTCATTCCATCGCATGTCGCCCGGAAAAACGTCCGGCTTGAATCCGTGCTTCCAGAAAATGAACGGCTGCGCCACCTGGTCCTGCTGCCCCCATCGCAGGCACTCTTGGTGTATCTCCATGTCAATCGCGTCAAGTTCGGGCGAGCGGCGAAAGAGCTTGATCCCGGTGCACCAGAGTCCGTAATGGTCCGGGAATCCCTCGGCGCGGTACGTGCGGCATTGCCCTTCGAGATCGAGCATCTTGTATTTCGGAACGCCTGTAGAGAAAGCAGCCTCGGCCATGGCGCAATCGCGCGAGGGGTGATCGAACATCACGATTCCATTCTTGCAGCGGGCAATCCAATCGCTGAGGAAATTGACATTCTTGATGTGGATCGAGGCGTCGATGTAGGCGATGTATTCATACCCCTGGAGTTCGGGGATCTGGCTGTATGCGTACTTGTAGTATTTCGCCCGGATGATGTTCGGTTGATCGCCCTTCTCAGGAATCGGGACGATGCGGTAATGCTTGCTTCCGATCCTCTGATCCGTAAAGCAAAAGCCATGGTAGGGCAACGACTGATCGACCGGAGCGCGCAGTTCGTCGATGTCTCCGATGATGCATGTGACCAGTGCGATTATCGGTCTCATCTGTTCCCCCTCGGGTGATATAGCGCGACAATGCGGTCACGCCAGTAGTGCTCCAGATCGTATCCGATTGACTGCATGTATGCATCGTATTGGTCGAAACTCTCAACTGCGATCTCGATGACGATCAATGGCCGATCCCGCTGCACCGTTTCGCGCGCGCCTTCGAGGACGTCGAGTTCGTTCCCCTCGGTATCGATCTTGATGAGGGTGACGTTGCTCAAGCCGAGCCCATCGACAGTCACGGCTGCCGCGTTGTACCGATTCGCCCGCGGCTCGATGTGACACATGCCCATATTGTATTCGTCCGTCGCGATCCACACCGGACCCGGTTTTCCAGCCATCGCCACGTTAAGCGGGATGCACCATGCGTCGCTGACGTTCCCCACGAGTAGCGCGTAGTTTCTCGGCTGCGGCTCAATCGAGATAATGAACGAGTGCCGCAGAAATGCGGAGAAATAGAGTGAGTGGTTGCCGACGTTCGCCCCGACATCGATGACGACGCCGTGGTCGGGGTAGTGGTCGGCCAAATAGTCGAGCATTTCGTGCTCGAAGAAACCTCCCTCTTTCTGTTGGTGCACGGACATCTGCTCGTTGCCGGCGTGGAGTTCCATCGAGAAGGCGCGCCCTCGGTGCGTGAAATTGTAGGTGCTCATGCGACACCGCCATCGAGATAGAGCGTCACCGCCCGCGCCGCGGTCTCCGGCGAGATCATCGCCATGCATCCCGCGGAGTTTCCACGCATGTTGCGACACCGCTTGTTTTCGGTGCGGACATGCTCTATATCGATCTCGACGTTGCCGCTCAGCCAGCACCCTCCGGGGTCGCAGCACGGCAGCGCGCCGCATGTGTGGAGGTACTGATGTTGAGGATACGCCTCCCACCGCCAGGGCTCTCTACCGCCCGCCAGGACCACGCATGGCTTGCGCCAGGCCCCCATGAGGTGCATGAGGAGGGACACGTGCCCTACGGCCCCCTGAGCGCGCGAGGATAGGACGATCAACTGCCGCAACGTGGTCCGCCCGCGGAGGTCCATGACCCCGGAGAGAAGCGGGTGGTGGTGGCCGGCTGATAACTCGCCGATCTGAACGAACTGCACGCGATCGCGCAGGAGATCCACGAAACGCTGCCACCGTTCGAACCCCCATTGTTTGAGCGGAAAATCGTCTTTGTTGCCCGAGTTGATAAGCCAGAACGGGCCGTCATAGTTGAGGTCGGTCGAGACCTGGCACGGCGCCGCCTTCTCATCGGCCGAGAGATGGAGGTCCGGGAATATTTCCGTCTGGCGCAGGCGGATCCCGAGTAGGTCTTCGAGTTCCAGATGGTATGCCGCCGAGAAATGACGCCCCGAGTGGTTCGACTGATGGACGTCGCTGTATCCCACGTCGTGATACTCAACGCCGGGCGCGCTCTCCTCAAGAGGGGTGATGTGCGGATTGTTCGCGAAAACGTCCATGCAGCACGACCGCACGTCTATCTCCCAATCGGGATACTGCCTCTTGAGGTCCCGCAGTGCGCCGGTGAATACCACGATATCGCCGGGCGCTTGCCCCTTGTCCAGAATGATCTTGCGTGCTGCCATGGTGTCCCCTTGCTACATGATACCTTGAACGTCCGCGTGCCCTTCTCCCCGCTCGGCTTCCGTCTGCATGTGGTCCTGCCAATCCTCCGAGACCGTGGCGTAGGTATCCTGAATGAAGAGCGCAATCTCGTCTGTGAGCCCATACGTCACGACCTGCACGGCAACCTCTTCTTCGCCTTGAGAAATTTTCGTTGACAAACGCTCAATTACGCATTCAGTAACCGAATTGTTGGTGTGAAACGGCAACTGGATGTTGATGTGCTTTGAGATGAACCAGTCCTTGCCGAGTTCCAGGGGCACCGAGAATAGCAGTCGCTGCTTCGGCTGGTAGATGACTGAAGCGGGCGTCCCGTCCACGTTCGTCGCGCCCATCCATGAGAGCCAGATGAGCATGAGCTTGACAGCTTCGTACTCGTCATAGATGAAATTGTTATCGGTGATGTCGCTCGGCGGGGGCACGACCTGATCCACGTTGAGGCGAAGAACGTGCGCCATGGTCCACAGTAATTCGGCGGTATCGGTGCCGGTCACGCCTGAGACGTAGGCGGGATCGTAGGTGGCCGCCGATGAGTTGGTGATCGCGAGCAAGCCCTCATACGCCCCGGACCCGCGATTCTTCTTGTAGCGGATCAGCGGTTCGCAGTAGATGTTCACCGCCGACGGCTCGGAGACGCGACCAATGGGGCCGATAATGTCCGCGAGCGTGATCGTCGTGGTAGGCGTGGTGTCAGCGCGCTTGGCTATGTTTCCGATGCGCTCCTTGCCGGTCACCGGGTCTTGGTAGAACGTCAAGAAACATTGCGCGGCGATCTCGCGGAGTAGCACGTCAGTCCAGCAATTGCCGTAGTCCTCATTCTGGTAGGCTATCGGCATTGTCTGCCAATCCGTCAAGTCAATCGAATCGAAGCCGCCCTCGCCGTTCCCGGTTTCGATGAGCGGCGCGGTTGCGTATTCGTGGCCCCAATCTTTCACTTCACCCGTCTCGGACCAATCCTGCAAACGCGCCACCATCTCCGCCCAATCGGTGAGATAAAGAATGGGGTCGGCGGCGGTCTTGCGGGAGTTCCAGGTATCAAGAGTGGCGCCGCCGAAGTTGCGCCCGGAGAACTGCGCGTAGACGGCTTCGGAAATCGATAGCGATTTTTGGAACATCACGGCGAGCTCATAAACATTCCAGACTGCTCTTGCTTGATAGGTCGTGTCATATTTATGATGTACGCATAAAAGAAAGCTCTGAATTGATTGATACGTTCTAATATCGGTAATTCCAGGAATTTGGAATTTTCCTTTTCCGCAGATAAGATGAACCCCAGATGTTACCGGAACGTCAAGAAAAAAGTTTTTGTTATTCGTCGCGTCTCCCAAATAAGAATCGAGTTGATCCTTGATCTCTCCTAATTCATCTGGAGGCAGCGCGTAGTTATTTCCTAGATCATAATACCAATCTCCGGTCGCTGTAGGCAAAATGGCATTTGCATTACCTAAAAATCGAGTATAAACGATCCTTGCATTGCAGTGAAAATTTCCCGTTACTCCTGGTTGCGTCTGCGTGGTACTGTCACTTTTTATCATAAAGTAAACATTATCAAACAACAGTCGGTTGCTTATCGTTGGAGGAATGGCATATAGGGCAAATGCATAATCGACGTGTTCTGATCCCAAGATCCATACGCTATTAGTGTTGACTTGACATTGCCACGCGGTAAGGCCGTTTTTATCTATAGTATATGGCAACGTCTCAGGATGCATGTAAGGTAGTACGTGCAAAAATCCGGCATAGTCAGAAAATCCTCTTTCACTAAAATAGCCAGGGATATTGAAAGGGATTTGCCGGTAATGGTTCCATTCAAAAATATCGTCGTCGGTTATGAATGGTGTCATATCTTTATCGTTTGGTACATTTCCATCGCCAAATAAGCCGACATTTTTACATGGAATAATTATTACGCTCTCAACCTGATCTATCGACCCATTGAAATACTTGAGATCAACGGTGAGCAAATTTCCCGCAAGGTTGGCCGCGAATGCCCATTCGGGAATCTTCCGAAAGTCCCAACTTTCAACCTGCACTGGCGTTTTCGTATTCGTCGCAGCCACCGTGACATTCTTATCATCGGAGTAGGCATAGATGGCGTTCTGCCCATTGACAACGGGGTTGCCAACATCGTCAAGAAATCCGATGCACGGCCATTCATCGGCAAGATACTGACGAGAAATCTTGACGAAAGATACCCACGCCTGCCCGGTCGCCGTTGCCGTGGTATTCCCTTGCAGCGTTTTTGAAAAGTAATCGCTGACTGTTACAGTCAGAATCAATGTAGACCATGGCCGAACATAGGATGTAATCTTTCGATATTCCCCACTGCCGTCTCCCTCGACTATATACATATAGTAATCTGTCCATTGAATAACATCGTCCTCGGTGTATGGATAAAGCAATGCTGTTCCGAGTTGAATCCCATACGTCAACGGTGCTCCACCAGTTGCCATCACGACAAGAGGAAAAACATACTGGTCCTTCGGAGTGAACATACTTTGACCGTGATAAGTATATTCATTATTGCAAAATGTGGTTTGCTTGTTCGCCACCCGGATCAGCTTCGCGAAAGAGTTCCGGGTGAACAGCCCGTCGATTCCGATCGGCGACCACAGTTTCCCAACCGTGACAGGCGTCGATTTTCCGATGACGCTTCCTTCGGCATTGGGGTAGGTCGTCGTGCTGATGAGTGTTGACAGGTTGGCCCGACGCTTGATCCGCGCATCCTTCAGCGGTATGGCATAATCGTATTCGTCCCATGATGGCGCATCCGCGATGCGGCGCCGGAAGACCGTACCATCGGGATCGACGAGCGCCCCGTTGACAATCTCGAACATCACGATCTCCGTGACGAGTCCCACGAAGTTGATACCCGCCGCAGTGATGGTCTTGTCGAACTGCGCGCCGTTCGCAATATGCACCGTTGACCCGCCGATCTCCGGCATGCACCCGCCGTCGTCCAGCGTCATGCTTTCCTCGAACGCATCGAACGGAGCATTCTCGCGGAGTAAACCTGACTTCCAAGCAACCGTCGGGGACAGCGCCGAGATGTCGTCCTCAATCAGTCGGATCTGGCTGTTGCTCCCGCCAACCGTGTAGATGCCCACGGACGTATCCTGCGCAACCGCAGAGCGCAGATAAAAGCGAATGCCGAAGACATACTGCGCCATCTATGCCGTCCTCAGAAATGTCAACTTGAAGGTGAAACTGTCGGGGCTGTCGTGCGTGACGGTGATTATCTCATTCGTCATTTTGCAGTTGATCGATCCGGATCCCACTTTCGCGCCAAAGAGGTATGAATTCGCCGGGCAACCGAGAGCGACCGTTCCAGCGCGCACCTTACCGATGAGATAGTCCAGAAGCTTCGCGGCGTTCGAGGTGTTGCATTCGAGCGTCAATGTGGTGAGTTGCGAGTCCGAGACCTTTGCGACCGAGTAGGGAATCCCGGTGCGCGTCACTGCGCTGCCGACGCTGTAGATCAATTCCGTGCCCGGTTGCTCGTAGGGGAACTGTAATTGGGTGCATGTCCCGATCGAGAAGTCGCCCTCCGGGATCGCCGTCGGAAGCGCGTGCGTAGGAAACGAAATCCCCGCGAGACTGAGGTTGATGCGGAACCACTTGTACGGCTCACTGAGAACCGCCTCGGGCGTGAAGCCGATGATGTGCACCTTGAATTCCCCGCCGTCGCCCTTGTCCGGTCCGAACGGATAGAACCCGCTACGGGCCGGCAGAATGAGATATGAGTCCTTGGCGCGCGCGGTGGTGTCGTAGAACGTCTGAAGTGCGCTGGTCGTTGTGGCGTCACATAGAAACGAGAACGAAACGCTGCGCGCGGTGGTGGCGTCGTCGAAGGTCACGAGCCCGGCCGGGCGCACGCGCGTACTGTGCAGCCCCAGGGCGACGCTCACGGCGTATCCGGGCTCGGGAGTCCTGAGCGCCACGCGCGATCCGCCTGCGAGCTTGAGGTAGATCTGTGCGCTCATGCGGGCATCGCTGAGAGACGGTTGAGGTTGATATATCCGCCGCGCACTGCATCAACGAACGTATCTGAGAACTGGCGTATCGAGCCCATCAGTTGCCCGACGCTGTGCCGATCGACGGGACCGTTGATGGTGATGGGGAAGGAAATCGAGTTGTGCATGGTCTGCTTCGTCTGCATGGCAGTGAGCACGCGAGCACCTCTAGGGAGATCCACGAACTCCGGGCCTTCCTCTCCGAGTAGAGACCGACCACCGCGGGCGAACCCGGTTCCGGTGGCGAAGGATGATTTCTTGATCGAGGCAATCTGTCCGGCGGTGGAGGCAATGATCTCACCGATGACGGCGGCGGAAAGAGCGATCTTGGTGTAAGTGTTGCCCGTGGATTTGTCGGACCACACCTGATAAACGCCACGAACCGCCGCGCCAGCCGCATCTGCCAGAGCCATGAAATAAAGCATGTTTCTGCGCTTGCGTTCGTCCTTGACAGATGCGTTGATGGCCATTTCCCCGAGAGCCATAATCGCGTGACCCATCGCATATGTTGCCTCAACCTCCATCTGTTTCAGACGAATGTTTTCTTCCATTCTCTTACGATCATCTTGGAGCGCCTTGTCCTTCGCGGCCTTTTCGCGATCGAGTCGGTCCTGGTCGGCCTGCGCCGCCGTTTCGAGTTTTGCAATATGGTCGTCAACGAGTTTCGCTTCCCGTAGCTTTCGATCTTCCTCAGCCTTGAGGAATGCGTCATTGCGTTTGACATGATCATCGAAAGCTTTCTGCTCTGCCTTCGCGGCCTTGTCAGCATTTTCTTTTCTTCTCTCCGCATCTGCCGCAGCCCTCGCCGAATCGTCAGCCGCCTTATCGGGGACGATGCCCATCTTCACCTGGAGGTCGGAAATCTCTTTCTGGATGTGCGCCTTCTCGACAGTCTTCTCCCGAATCATCCTATCCGTTTCGTCAAGTTCATCCTGTCGGTCTTTGAGTTCCGCCTTCGTGAGGTTCTTAAGTGTCGTGTTGAGATAATCGGTTCCGCGATCCTGTTGCAGTTGGTCAAGTTCGTCGTTGACCTTCTGCGCATCGTCCATCAACTGGCCCATCATCGTCTCGTTGACGGACTTCTTGATATTCCTCTCGGAGATCACCCCGAACCATCCGGCAATTCCTTCCATTTTGCGCAGCGTTTCCAAAACCAACTTGTTCCACGCGATCTGAACCGGAATCACCTTCTCGCCGATCTCAACCTTAATCTCCTCCATCTGATTTTTCATCTGGTCGAGTTGACCGAGAGGAGTATTCGCAAGGGCCTCGGCCTGTCCGCCAAAAGCCTTCGTCAGACCATCAACCATGGAGGTAAGCCGTTCGGTGCTCCCGGCCGCCCCGTGAAGACGGACGCCCATCTTTCCAAATTCTTCATTATTTTTTGTCAACGCAACGCCGACTTTTCCGGCAGCATCCGCGAGGCTGATGTGCTTAGCAGTCGCCAGGTCGGCGATGACCGGCATGAGCCTTTTGATGGAAGATTCTTCTTTGACGTAGTTGGCGAGTTGGGCTTCGGCGGCAACGGTGTCGTCTCGGCTGAATCGCGTTACTTCTGCGATCGCCGCGGCTTCCTGTTCGAGGTAGGCGCTGTGGTGGCCGATGGCTGCGGATAGTTGCGCCTCGGCATCGGCGGACTTCTCATATGCCTTGATGCTTTCGTCGGCGAACGCCTTCACGGCTTGCACGGAAAAGGCAATGCCCGCCCATTCGGCAAAGAGCTTGAGCGTTTCGTTTCCGCGAAAAAGCACGCGATCAAGGTTGCGGCCAAAGTTATTTATTTCCTTTGTCGCATTGTCAACTACCTTGAGTGCTACTTCGAGCGATGCGCTCATTCTGGTTTCGCCTCGTATTTGTTGAAGTAGAACATCAAAACATCAAACGCTTCGACCAATTTGACCGGCTGATAGTACCGCCCGCTCCCGTCCGGCCACGTCCCGAGATTCGCTCGGTACTCAAGGAAGTAGGGGAGCAAGGAAAAGTCCGCGATCGCGTGGGGACAACGCAGCACGCCTATTTTCCCGCTCCCCTTGCACTGAGTGCACCGTTTGTTCTTTCCTCCGCATTTCAGGCATTCATCGATTACCCAAACCGTTTTTCGCTTCTTCGGCTCTCTGCATCCCCTAATGGCCTTCTCGCGGCCCGTGCAATGACTGCACTTCATCACGAGTGCCAACGGGCGGCGATGATAGATCAGGGCCGCCGCCACTATTTTGGGAGGTCGTCCCCCAGCCCGGTGAGTTCCGGCCCCAGCTTGGTGATGATCTCAGACAGTTCGATCACGGCGCCGTATTTGAGCATCGATGAAGCGGGCTGCCCATCCGGCAGTCCCGCGACTCCCTTGCCGGTCCACCCGACCACAAACAGGTCCACGATTTTACGAGCGTAGGCGAAATTGGCGGCTTCAGTGTCCGTCTTCATCGCCTCTTCCGTGGCGATCCTGCGGATCATCTCCTGGCGAGCGGTGCCGGGCTTGGGCTTGTCGCTCGGCTTCATGGCGTCAACCATGCGGGTGGCCGCGACGACCGCGTTACGGCCCCTGCTGCGCGCCTCTGAGAGGATCGCGTCGAACCGGTCCTGATAATCGCCCGTGATGTACCGCAGATGGTACACCGTACCCGAGACCGGATCGGTATACGGGTAGGTGCTATCTCTCGTGATCGGAACCATGGTGTCCCCTCCTGGTTTGCTGGTGATCCTCGACTATGCCGACGTGCTGCTCGAACTGGAAGACGAACTGGACGAACTCGATGCGGCGCCGAGAACGCGCAGCACGACGTCATTGCGCACCGCGATGCCTTCGAGGTCCATCGTCTCCACGCCGTTCTCGTCGCTTGGTGTGGCTTTCGTGACCTGGCAATAGCCGAGGTCGATTTTGATCTGATTGCCGATCGAGTACCACAGCCGGATCGCGCCGAGCGTGCCGGCGATGACCGCGGCTTCCGGGTCCACGGTCGCCGTGAGTTCGCGGTAGACCTTCGCGGACCATTTGATCTTGCGATCGGTAATGCGTGATCGGCCGACGTTCGAGGCAACTGTGGGCATGACCGTCGCTTCCACCTTTTGATTGCCGCTGATCTCCAGACTGATCGGGCGGTAGGCACTGCTGCCATTGATACTCACGGTTGCAGTGGTGAGCGGCGGGACCGCGTACCGGCTCTTATGGACGGTCGGCTGACTCTGCGTGGTCGGTGCTCCGCCATATTGCCCGGCGCCAGTGAGTTCGACCTTGCCCATGACCTCGCCCGAAAAGTCGAAATTGAGTTTCCAATCGAACTTGACGTTCCCGGCCTTCGCCAAAAGGCACTGCGACGAGTTGAGATCCCCGCCGTAACGCCAGACGGTCGCCGATGTCAAGACGGTATTCGACGGTCGAAGGATGTGATACCCATTGTTCCCCGAGCGCGCGAACCCGGCGGCCTGCATGCCCCTCACCCAATCCGGGACGACGAGCGAATCCTTCGCGCCATACGGGCGGATCGGCGCGGTCAATGTGACGGTCGCCAATTGCCGGCCAACGACTGAGGCGTCCTGGTCGAACCCGGCGCCGAGGAGATTGACCTCGGTGGTGCGGATGTCCGGTTCGAGCTTGCTGCTGGGATCCGCCTCGAAGAGATCGCCATTCGTGAGCGTGGTTTCCGGCGTGAGTTCGTCGGCCTGGAGGCGGAGAAGAAACAGGGCTTTTGCGTTGACCATAGCGGGACTCCTTTACCCAAGTGAATAGGGATTGTTGACATCGATACGTGTTCGGACCATGATGTTGACATAGACACAGAACTCGACGGCGCCGGATGCTTCATCGACGAGGAAGGCGTTGCCGAATTCTTCTTGCTCCGTCGAAAGAGCGATGTTACCGCGCGTCTGATCGACCATCAGGCACTTGACGATATCGGCAATGATGTTGCGCGCGAGGTAGGAGATCGCCGGGTTTGCATCGCCCTCGTCGTTGGCCTGCGTGTAATGCTTGATGGTGTAGCGGAGTTCAGTCATTGCGACTTTGGTGGTCTGAGGATTCGGAGAGCCGACCGGACCGCACACCTCGACGTATGGGTATCGTCCGTTGGGCGCGTGGATGAGTTTTTCTTCCTCGACCTTGCCCGGGACGCCACCGTATGAGTCGAGCGTTTCGAGTGTCGCCACGATGTCGGCGGTGATGCGCGCGGTGATGCAGTCGTCCTCGACGTATTCGAAAGCGGCGTCAACCGTATCGGTTGTGGTGTCGTCCGCAGTGACCGTGATGTCACAGAGACCGAGTTCGGCGGACGCGGGGACAAGGAAAGAAATCAATTCGTTCTCCCAGCGGATCGGCGTGATCGCCTCGAAAGAATCATCGGGCATCGTCAATACGATTGTCCCGGCAGTCGCCCCCGCGTCGCGCATGACCATTTCGCAGAGTGCACCGCCAGACTTTGGGGCATAGATCGGTTTGATTGACGATATGCGTATGGGAGTCAGAAGGACCAGCGTTCCCGTCTTTTGCGCCGCCGGGTCGCCGTACTTATAGCCGGATTGCACTTTAGAGACAATCGCATCCACCCGCGTCGGAGTAATGAGCGACCCCGGAATGCCGTACTGCGCGCGGCCGTCCCACGTCTCTCCGGCGGTGGGAAGGATCACCGAAGATGCGGAAACCGCCGTCCCCGGCCCCAATGTTGAGCCATCCGGGTATCCCCATGAAGCAGGCCCACCTGTCGCAACATCCACAACTTTGGTCGCATCCGGGAACGTCGCAATCTGTTCCGCCATCACCCGCTCGTCGCCGAAAAGTTCGTCCCCGATCGCCCGCACGCGCATCGCCACGCCTGATTGCGTTCCAGCGAACGAATTGAGGGAGTACGTGCAGGTATATGTGAGCGTAGCATTCGTCAGCCACAGATCGAGATATACTTCAACCGGCCCGGTTTCGAGTGGCGTGAATGTCAACGTGAGCGTTTGCAGTCCTGCGCCAGATGACGATTGAGAGAGATCCGCCCCTACACCTGCAATGGTGTTGCCGAGGATTTTGAGTGCCGCGATAAGGGCTGCATTGCTAGGATTGACAGCGAGCGAGACCGTGTACTGTACGCCAGCGACACGGCATGCGATCACGCCTACCTTGTGACGCATGGGGAACAGTAGTGATGCATTGACGTTGTTGACTGCAATTGTCCATGTGGAAGTAGCGAAGGTAGCGTAGCCCATCAATGGATAATATGCACGATTGTCTCCCGGAACTCCTCCGAACCCCTGAACCAGAATGCCCTTAGATCCCCAGTTGGAACTGGTGTGTATGACAGCAGAATCGGTGGTCAGTAGGTTTTTAAATCGTGCCCCGTTGAACGCGCCATTTACAGCATACGTTGACATTGTAGCTAAAGAGGCGGTTCCATTCAGAGACATTGACGTATTAACAAAAAGACAGTCGGCTGTTGTCTGTTTTAAGCCAGTATTCCCACAATTGGCAAAAATATTTCCTTTTGAAGTGAATGAGGAAAATATTGTTCCGCCAATTGCTAATATATTTGATATGCAGGTAATGCCGTAACAATTTCGTGATCCCATGCCTCCGGCCACCGATATTCCATTACTATATGATCCTCCGTTCATTGATATAACATGCTGTAAGGTGGTTATACCAGCGATACAAAGAATTAGTCCACCATTAATACCACTAACAGCATGGGAAGTTATGACAATATTTCTTACAAGAGTTTCAACAGTTGAAGCCGACCCATTCGTACCAAAAAAGGTAAACCGAACGAAACCAAATCCACCATTCCAGTGTATGTAGCTGTGCTGAAGATAGAGTAACCCAGAACTATTTCTCCAATTTATTACAGATACTCCAGTTATCGTGTCAACTCCACCTGGGGATGTCCAACCACCAGAAACATTTATTAGCAATGCAGCAATCCCATTCCCTCCGGTCGTATCGGCTACCGTGGACCAGTTTGTGGGTATAGGAGGCAGTATAGGAGTGAAGTACCAGATTTCAACTGTTTCGTCTGTGCCATAATAACCTCGACCATTATTCCCTTGATTAGCTGCGTCATTATCGATTTCGATTCTATCTGTAGCAATTTGAAAACTCTTGATTGTAAAGAAATACCAGCTTTCATCATCGCCCATGCATTTCCACGTTGCCGCACCGTCAACAATTGTCTGTGCTGCAAAACTACCGAGATCTCCGAGAACCGCGTTATCCCAAATGGGTTCAGTCGCACCACATTGCCCGCCAACTGTGCATTTATAGTAACATTTTGAATGATATGCCCAAGTTGGCCGTCTAATATCATTGAGCGCCACAGTTTCGCTGGCTGTCCATTGCGTTTTCCACGGTTTGTGGAGCACTGAGTTGAGATCGAAACCTGCGATTGTCGCATAGAATGTATCGAATACCCAAACAACACTAGCGGCAGGAACAACCGCCCCAGTGTAAATTGCTATGGAGTTGATACCATCGGGGAGAGCACTACCATTGTCGATTCCGATTGAGGCGTTGCCATACCCACCCGCAGCAATCAAATCAGCCTGAGTGAGCGTCGCAACAACTCCAGTCACACCATCGTTTCCGGTACATAATTTGATAACCAGGGCATTGGCAAGCATAGCCCCCGTTGATGGCAGGCACCAAAATGTTAGATTCTGAAAAGCCGAAAGACTGAGATTTGAAACGACTTTGTATGCTTGCAATGTAGTTGCGTGGGGAGTTGCACCGAATGTAAGTGTAAGTTTACTGGCTGTTCCATTTTTTGTTATTCCCGCCCCATACCCAACCGTTGACAAATCGCCACCAGCGGCCTTGACCCAACCTGCCTCGCATGCGTCAATCAACTTTGCCTTTGTCGCGAGAACTCCTGCGCTGAGTTGGATGTATCGGTTTGGAGTGGCGGCGCTTCCCTTCGAAAATGCGCCTGTCACACCGAGATCGTTATCGGTACTGGCCTCAACGCGTACTTCATCGCCAGCAGTAACGATTGCCTCAGAGAATTTTCCCATGGCATTCGTTGTCCAATCGGCCCCAGTCTTCCCCGTTGCCGTGCCGTATGCGGCCTTGGAAATTCTGCGTATTGAGGGCATTATCCCACCTTCTCAATCGGCGTTTCAATCGGATCTGGTTTGATCCGAATTACAATCGACTTCGCGTCGAGATATGTCTCGGCCTGGCCTGGGTCCATGCGAGCCACTACCATATCCGCCACCGTCTCAGGGGTCTCGCCCGTCGCGGCAATGTACTCGTCAATCGCCGCGTTGAGCGTGTCCTCCGGCGTCGAAACAACAGGCTCCTCTATCGGTGCAGTCGCCATGTCATCGAGCCGCTGCGCCTCGGCGAGCACGTTGTCCGGGTTCGCATCAGCGGGCATGTTGAGCGAGTACGCACGTGTTTCGTCGTCGCTCAACACGCGCCAGCACTTGAGGCCGATGTGGTACTGTCCATCAACGAGTTTCATTTCACAACCTCATGAAAAATCTTGTCGCCCGCGACCGTCAGAAAATAGACAATCATACTTCCCATGCCCGCGATGATCCATGCTTTTATACCATTGACGGCTTTCCACAGTTGGTCAATGGCCTTTTCATGCGCGTCAAGCCGCGCGCAAAAACCGGAATGATCTGCACAATGGTTCATTGGTTCCTCATTTCGGATCATACTCAATATGAACATGATCCGCTTCCTCAACCACCTGTATCCCCGGACATTTCATCGTCACCGCCGTCTGTATGTCGTGCGCCGTCATTCGCTTCATTGGTAGGATGTCCACCGCGTCTCCCTGATAGTGCAGAGTCCCGCATCCATGCCGCCCGTCGCGCCCATGCGTGATGTATAAATCCTCGTTTTGCTTCGCTGCGATGCGCTCCAAAATCCTCAGTACGTTTTCAACTTCCCGACTCAGCGGCCCCATGAAACCAGGAGAGTTCCAGCGCATGGTTACCCCCGATGCTTTATCGCGTCCACCCCCGCATAGAGCGCGCCACACAGCGCCACGACCGCTGCCGCTTTGACTTCGGGCGGAATCGGTACGAAATGATCGACGACTAACACCGCAATCCCCACTGCGGCCACGAGCGCCGCGACCGTGATCCCCTTCGACACGTTCCGCTTGATGCTGTTAGCCATTTGTCCCTCCAAAGATTTTTTTTGGATCGTATCCGCAACGCCATTTCACCCACCCGGCGGCTTCCGCGTGCGCTTGAATTTGAAGCGGCGTTACGCCATACTTCAGCCACTCTACCGGGATATCCGCGCCCTGTGCTGTAAGCATGTGCGCTACAACCTCGGAACAGTATTCCGCCTTATCGTCACGGTCCTGATTCGGTGCGCCGAACATCTGGAGAAAAACCCGCCATTGATACGGCTTGCCGACGAAGCCCCATAGCAATTCGCTGATCTTCTCCTCGTCTTCGACCCGAAGCGATTGCGGTTGACAGACGCATACAACGTGACGCCCGGCGCGGCATTCCTGCGGATAGTATTCGATCTTCCGCCATGTGCAGCGCGGCCACGTCGCTTCGATGAAACAGAGATCGCCATCGTGCAGGTCCGGGGCGTTGTTGCAGATGTCGTATCTCAAGTCGTTGTTGTCGAGGATGTCCAGATATTCGTTCCTCCACCGCGCTACGTTCGCGCAATGGGACGCGATGTAGGGACTGAAGACATGGGCGAGTTGGTTCTCACCCAGCTTGATGATGCGGCCCAGCGGCGTGAGGGAGTCCGTGGTGCAGACGAATTGACCGACGCGATAGTCCATCAGTCGAGATTTCCTTTCTCGAATACGGATGCGCTTGCGCGATTGACGACTGCGCGCCCCCGATTGATGATCGCCGGCGTTTGCTTCTGCCAACGCGAATAGAAATCGAGATTGCCCTTGAGGACTCTGGGAATCGTCACCGAACTTACGCCGATCATGAGCAATGCATCGCGAGGGAATTTCCCGTTTGGCAGTCGCTGTGTCTTGTCGAAATAGTAGAGCTTTCCGTTCTTCTCTATGACTTCCAGGCGCTTCTGAGTTCTGCCGAAATGCGAATAGACAGTTGACCGCATTCCAGAATACAGGCTACCCTGTTGCCAGGGACCATTGAAACCGATGCGCTTCAGGTTTTCATAGATAGGGACTGGCATGAAGCTGTTTGTGGTTGTGCGCCCGCCCGTGTGCATGAGCTTCATGCCTTCGGTCAAGCGGTTCGGATGATTGAGCCCGGCGCCCGCGCGCATCGTCAGCGTGGCGATCGTCTCGCCATCCACGTAGCCTTTGAACAGATGAGTAATGCGCGTGCTCCAGGTGCCCTCTCGGCCGGACAGCTTCTTGTGCGCCAACGCCGACCGATACCCGGCGAAGATCTTTCCGCGCGATCCCTTGCCACCGATGAAGCGCGCCTTCTCATCTATCAACCATGCCTTGAGGAAGCGAGTATAGAGCGAGGGGGCGAGATGGATGCCCCTGTCGATATTGTCCTTGCCGTAGATGCATGCCTGAAATCGCGCCATTACGCAAGTCCCACTCTATGCGCGCCCTGGTCAGAGTAGATCAGTCCGGCGGCGAGGTAGGTGGTTTCGGCCACATCGTCGGCGCGCTTCTTGACTGCAAACCTGTCGGCATTGACAAGAACGGTGGGAACATCCGCGGTGGAGACTACAACGTCGATTGCGAACTTGCGGTCCTTCTCGGTTTTCCCGGATGGCGACGAGATCCCGCCGCGGTTGACAATGGCGGAGATTCGGACAGCGGAACCGCCGCTTGGGGTGTAGGTTATCGTTTCCTCAAACCCAACCCCGAGGGAGATTTCCGCCAATCTGTCGAAGTCTATCCCCATTATCCGTTGCTCCGGCTACGTGCTGGAAGAAGAACTCGAAGACGACGAGGATGATGACGAACTGCTTGACGAACTTGAGGACGAAGAACTGCTTGAACTCGACGAACTGCTCGACGAACTGGACGAGGATGATGACGAGGATGATGGGAGAGCCAATGTTGTGCCCTTGTTGAGATCCACCTCGACGAAACCCTCTCCGGCGATGGCGGGCTTCGAGCACATCCCAACGCAGAAATCGAGATGCGTACCGGCGACCGCCTTGGTATTCGCCTGATTGAGACTCGCGTCCCAATAGACATCCGCACCGAGTGCAAATGCGACCGCCGCTTTCTTCACGTTCACACGGCCGTAGATGAGAACCGGCTTCGTTTCCCCGGAAGCATTGGCAGCGAGAGACATCGCGGCGATGCGCTTTCCGCTGGTCATCGGAATGGCGATCATCTCTCCGACGGCGATGGTTGCCCCGGTGATGTTCGTGTAATTGATCTGCGTTGCCGCATCGACAACTTGGATCTCGATTCCTTCGCGCGCCATGGGGCATCTCCTACGTCAATGTGAAAGAAAAGGGCGCGTCCCCTCGCGCCCGTCAGTGATCGCTTACGTTCAGCTCGACGAACTGGAACTGCTGGACGAGCTGCTGCTCGACGAACTGCTTGAGCTGCTGCTCGAACTGGACGACGACGGCATACTGGTGGTCGTGCCGCGGTTCAAATCCACCTCAACGAACCCGTCGGCCGCCGCCGCTGCCTTTGTGCACATACCGACGCAGAAGTCGCCATGCTGCGAAGCAATCGCCTTTGTGTCGGCCTGGTTCGCGCTGGCGTCCCAATAGACATCCGCGCCCTGCGCGAACGCGCGCGAGGTCGTCTTCTTGACGTTTACGCGCCCGTAGATGAGCACCGCGCCGGTTGCCGCACCGGCGATGGTTGCGAGCACCATGCCCGCGATACGCTTGCCGGTGGTCGTGGCAATGCCGATGATCTCGCCGACGGCCATAGCCGCGGCCGTGTTATTCGTGTAGTTGACCTGGACCGCTTCCTCAAGAACCTGAATTTCGATTCCTTCCCGAGCCATAATAGCCTCTCTTTCGGTTGTCGTGGTGAGAATGAGCGTGACAAGCATCGAAATGCGGGGCGCGATATTCCACGCGCCCCGCGCGTTCTCCAGGCGCTTATGCTCCCTGGTTGACGAACAGACCCCGGAAGTCCTCCGCTGCGAAAACGAAGTCATGCCGGACATACCACTTCATGCCATCCGCCTCGCCGATCTCCGAAGGCGCGGACGCCGTGTAAGGCGCGCTCGCTCCGTTGAGGGTATAGAGGGTGATGGTCCCGAGCTGCACGGGATCGGCCGCCAACCACCACGGCGCGGTCTTCGTCGCGCTCAGATTGTCGATCTCCGCATCCACGATGATGTCCAGATTCCGCGGGCGGCCCGGCCCGTAGATGTTGACGAGATCGGTGCCCGCGGTGACGGCGTCGGCGGTGATCGCCAGAAGCGCCGAGGAGAACGTCTGCGCGGCGAGCATCTCGTTGCGGTTGCCACATAGCATGTACCGGGGCCGGATGTTCGTTCGGATCGCAGCGGACCGGCCGCCATCGGGCGACGGGAGCGTCTGATTGGCAAACGCGACGAACGCCTCGTCCAGAGTGGTCTTGCTGATCGCGCCGGCGGTTCCCACGTTCGCGTGGGACGCCAGATTGAACAGCGCCACCGAATCTTCCAGCATCGTGGGTCCGGCAAAATTCGCATTGACTCCATTGCCGTTGAACAGCATGCCGTAGGCGAGCTTGTTCATCTTGCGGCGGAGGCTGCCGGTCATGCTGGCCGGGATGCGCGTGAACGCATTCAGGTCGTCGTTGATGAGCGCCTGCCGAGTGAGGGTGAAGAACTTTCCCCACGTCGAGAGCTTTGCCGTTTCCTTCGTATCGCTGAAGGTGCCTTCCTTCGGGGACTGCCCCTCGGGAATCTCCTCGACATCGGAGAAATCCGACAGCTTGGCGAGGTCGGCCGTCTTGAAATCGGACAGCGAACCCTGCGCGCACCATCTCGGGTACGTCACCGGCGCCGCATCCCATCCGCGCACGAGCGACTTGTTGAGCGTCGCGCCGAGGATGTTGGTGAAATCGTCGGTTTGCTGCGACATGCCGCCGCCGAACCGGGTCTGGCGAATGATCGCCGCATACACATCCTCGGCGGGCATGCGGACGATACCCTGAAGACCGGCGCGGGACAGGCACTCACGCGCGAGCGAGAGAAGTGTGGCGCCGCGGAACTCACTCTTGCGGTTCGCGGTGATCGCTTCGTTGCTCGAATCCATCCCGGTGCGCACGGCGAAGGCGTTGACGTGGCCGGCGCGAAACTTGTCCGTCTCGTCCTTCGCAACCTGCACCGTGGGATGCTCGGCGCCGGGGGCGACCGGAATCAACGATGAAGTCTCGATCCGGGAGAACTTGCTGGCGACTTCCTCGATGCTGAGATCTCCGTCAACCGCGTCCTCGATGACTTTTCCCTCGATGCCCATGCGGGCGCCGAGCTTGCGGATCGTGTCGATGCGGGCGCGTTCGGCCTTGCGCAACGCGCTCTTGTCAATCTGTTCCGTCGCGGGGGTCTGGGTTGCCACAGCGGCGACTTCCGGTTTCTCTGCGGGCATGGCGGTTTCCTCCTGCTTGAATTGTGATCGAAATGCGTCCATGATGGCGCATAACTTCCCCATGCGCGGATCATCTACGGACAGTTCGCGGTTTCCTGCAAAGCGTTTCAGATAGGCAACTCCATGCTCAACCGATTCCTCATCGTCAAGAAACCTGTCAAGCTGTGAACTTACGGAGGCCGAGAGCCCGACGGACTGCGAGAACATTCCGTCCCCGGTAGCCGGGTCGTCAACGGCGTCCACAGCGTACAGATATTCGACGCGAGCAAGCGGGAGAAGCGCGTTGCCTGCCTCGTCGCGTTGCCTGGTTCCATCTTCATTGAGTCGTTGCTCGGTCTTGCCCTTGAACACTATCGATACTCCGAAAGCATCAGGGTCGCTTTCGGCCAGTTGGCTTACGTATCCGCCGAGGTCTCCGTTCGGAGTATCGAATGAGCTTTCGTCAAGATGAAGATCGGCACGAACGCGATCGCCGTCTTTACGAAAGTTCTTTGCCCGACCGAGGTATGTCCCGAGCGCGTCGCTTGACATATCGGGATGACCAAAGCGGCTTTTCACGCCGTTCTTGGATTTGTTCCCATGCTCCACAACTTGGTTGAGCGTGGTATCGTCAATCTCCATGTCATGGCCTATGGCTTCGCCGATAGAGATCACTGAGAACCCCGCGAGGATATGTGCGGCCTTGTTCTCCGCGGTCAAAGACGCTTTGTCAATTCCCCTTGCGACGGAGGCTCTGAACTTTGTCTTTGATACCGGCATCTTCATCCTCCTCTGATTCGATGCTCAACCGAATTGTCTTCGGTCGGGCGAGGTTGTTACTCGACAGAACCGTCACCGCTACCGTCACTATTTCCCGAATTGTTTCCGCTTGGCTGCGGTTGATCTCCGGCTGTCGGTTTCGGTCCTGGAACTTGTCCGTTCGCATTTGTAGTAAGTCCCCTTTGCTGCATCTCGATGATATTCTTCTTTGACAAGATGTAGCCGGCTTCGTCCTCCAATTGGTCGATCTGGTCTTTCCAGTTCTGGCCCTGCTCGGAATAGAACTCATGCAGCGTCATCATCTTGTTGCCGTAGAGTTGGGAGATCGCCTGCACTTCGCGCGCGGGGTCGATGAAGTCGAAACCGGGAGAGGACCATTGTACACGGTCGTAGTATCGAGGGTCGGCGAGATAGTCGGTGAGCGAATATCCCGGTATGAGATTCGCCGCGAAGCATCTGTAAACGAACTCATGCCACTCGGTATCGCACACCTCCCGCGCGAACCATCCTTGCATCCCGCGAAACGCCTTCTGGTCCTCGTTCTTGTTGATCTTTCCCGATGCGAAAGATATGGCGTCAACGTCGCGGGTGAACGTCATATACGACACGCCGAACGTCATTCCGATTGTGTGAAGTATGAGCTTCTGTAGAGGTTGGAGAACGGCCTGGATCGAGTCGTCCGCCTGCACGATCTCGGGCTTGTCGCCCTTGTCGCCATAGTAGATCTTGCCGGGTTCCATCGTAATCTGGCTATTTGAATTGAGTTGCTTCTTGATAAGTCCCGCGGCGATGCTGTTCGGAACAAAAAGCCCGATCATTGCCTGCAATCTGCTGGAAATCAGTTTATCCTCGATGAGATGCTGAATCGCCCAGAGATACCGAAGCGCACTTGTAAACCACGGAAGACCGAGGTACTCCTCGGCCTGGTCGCTTTGGTAGTGGTGTTTCATGTACCGCCAGCTTATCGCCCTATCAACGCCCTTGATGCGGTACTCTACGGGGCGGCCGTTCTCGTCAAAGGAAATGCCGAAAAGCGTTTGTTTCACCGCGGGATTCGACCAGACTGTCGGCGCGCCAATGTCGTATCCGTCATCGAGGCGCAAGCAATTGATTACCTGCGTGGTCACCGGAAGAAGATGGCCGGCGGGCGCCGCCACCTTGTTCGTCAGGACGGTTCCACTCTTGACAATCTCGGCGAAGATCATCCGCTGGGCTTCGGAGAACGAGCGCTTCCCCGTGGCGTCCCATTCGTCGTGATATCGTTCCCATAGCCGGGATAGGAGCGTATTGAGTCCCGTGACCGGCTGGCCGTTGTACATCTTGACGCGCGGCATTGGCTTCATCCCGCCGCGGATCACGTTGTTGAGCAGCGTATTCATGATCCCTTTGGCGTGGGGATCGTTATCGACCTGGGAGATACTGCGGGCAACGATGGTGCGCCAGTTCGCCCGGACGTTCCAGTATGGCGTATCGTAGTGCGTGGACCAATCGGCGGAGATCCGGCTCGTGTCGGCTGCTTCATGATGCGCGAACTTGTAGAGTTTTCGGAGATCCCCGAGGAAAGACTCGATGTTCTCGACCTGGTATTGATGCGCGGGCAATCCCCGGTGCATCGCCCGAATATCGGACATCAGAAACTTGACCTGTTGAAAGAAGGTAGGTCGGCTCATTTCCCTATGTCGCCTCGCTGAAGGCAATAGGGATTGAGCCGCCGTACTCGGTGGAGTTCGCCTGGCCTTGCGCCCAGTCGTAGTGCTTCTGGAGAGATTCGAGTGAGGCGAACTGGATTGTCCGCCCGTTGATGCTCACGGAGATGGCGCCGTCTCGCCCTATATTAGCAACGAGAGCGGCCTCGACGGCAGATAGATACGCGGAGTCGATTGCCAATGCAAAGCCCTTTCGGGTAATCTGCGATTGGCACAAAGATAATACGGCTGGAGCGAAAACGAAACAATCGCCGAATTAATTGGCAAATAAATTCGACTATGTCATATTGATATTATAGGATCGTCGTCACTCTTTTTCACTTTCTCGAACAGCACCATAACCCCTTCGATGGGTCCGAGATTGAACACCGCCCGGTATGCCCAGCCCTCGCGCCGCATATCGTTCAGTTGCTTGATGAAGGTGCGGTGCCAAGCGCCTTCCATGCGCAGGTCACGGTAATATTCGACCGAGCCCGCGGGCCGGCCGCGCTTCGGCTTCGACGTGAGATCGATGAAAGCCTGTTTCGCCGCCTCTCGATCTCCAGGCGGAAGCATTCCGGTAGTTGGCCCAAGCGTCTTCTCGTTTTCCATCACCATCCTCCTTGTTTGAGAAAGTCTCTCACGGTTCCGCCCATGTAGTTGCTCTGTATTTCCGGGGCTCCGCGCCCATGGTTTGCGTCCGCTGAATTCTCAACCGCCGGTTTCTGTTCCTGCGCATGATCGTATGCCGCGACAACCGTCTCGTCGAAAAGCTGCTCCTGAAGATTCAGAATCAGCGATGCCCCGACAATGTAATTCTCGCAGTCTCGGAAATGGTCCGGCTGCCCGGAGGTATCCCCACTGATCCAGCGCTTCCGCTTGTTCCCGCGGGGGTCCGTGTATTCCTCATCGTACTGGTTGAGCACCTGTTCGAGGTACGCCGGTTGAATGTCCTCCGGCAGATGCCAGAGGCTCGTCTCCATCTGCTTCTTGACGATGCGCGAAAGCTGTTCCGTGTTGCCGAAAAAGATCCCTGATTCTTTTCGATCGATGAGTTGGCCTTTGCTGGCGCTGCCGATGTATGCGCCGAAAAACCCGCTATGGGATACGATGTAATCAACGTCTTTCGAGCGATGTCCTCCGCGGTCGATGAGCCCGAAAAGCATCTGGACTTTGCGCCCAGATTTCTTCTGGTAGGGCCAGCGATGGATTTCCTTGTTAAGCGTTGCCCATACCTCGGCCGGGTTTGCGTTCATGTCGATGTTCATGTCACACGCGACGAACTCGCACCGGACAAGCCATGATTCCATTCCCTTGCCAAAGCCGCGGACGATGAAATAAAAACCGTCGTCTTGGGTGTCAACCCCGCAGAGAAGAAGCGTCACCGCGTCGGGAACGTAGGCGTCCGGGCCGTATTGGAGGTATTTCTGCGTCTTGCTCTTGAGCCACGATTCCTGCCCGCGCTGCGAGAAGACGCGGATCCACCGCGCCATGTCCTCATTTTGGTAGGTCGCCAGGGCGTTCGGGTCCGGGGAATGCAGCGCCTCGAAGTATCGGGCCAGGCATTCGGCGGATGAGTATGATGTGTCAACGAGGCGGTTCCAGTTGTAGACAACGCGGGTGGCGCGCGTCCGACCCCGGATGATTCCCTCGGAGTAGGATTCGCCTTTTGCCAACCAGGTAACGCGATCGTTGATCGCCAGCCGTTCGGTCTCCGTGATGGTCGCTTTACATTTCGGACACTCAAAGCGCGCGGCCTTGTCCAAGCGAATCCGGTTTGCGTCGTGATCGTACTTTCCTTCCGCGTTCGGGAGTTCCTTGATTTGCGCGTCGGAATATTCGATCCATTCCAAGCAGTGTGGACATGGGTAATGCGGGGTGAGAAACAGGACCCCCGATCGGTGCGTCTCGGTGAATGATTTATCACCCTCCTCGATAGGACTTGTCTCGAAGACAGCCTTGACCTTGCGCCCGAGCATCCGGGATGCCTGCTGCCGTCCGAAAAGCATCTTCACCGGATCAAAATTCTTGTTCTGCCATTTCGCCAATTCTGATCCGTAAATGAACCCGGCGTTGTAGGATGCCAGGTCGCTGCGCACGTTGGCGCTTGCGATACGGATGGTGATATGGGAGAGCTTCAGGCGACGCTTTGTGAGTTTTGAATCGTCGCCGTCCCAGAACTTCCGGATGCACGGAATGCCTTTGATAAGTGGCTTGATGCGTTCGTCGAACACATCGGCGATGGTCTCCTTCTTGGCATAGCAGAACATCATGTTGAGCGTCTCGAACGCCATGAACCACGCGGCTATCACCTCGGCAAGAAGGGATTTCCCGGTCTGGACGGGGCCGACGAGAAATACCTCGTCGTAGATGGCGATCGCGTCGAGCGGTTCCCGTTGCCAGGGGAACAACTTGAGGCGGCCCTGCACCGCATAGGCGCTTGACATCCGAAAGTCACGCTCCGCCCATTCGGATATCCGCGGGCGATCGGGAACCCTGAACGATTCCGAATGGTCCTTCGAGTAGACCGGGAATCCGGATTTCTCGAATTTCCAGCTACTCGGTTTTGATTGGCTCACCTGTCTCTCCCGCGTCCAGTTCTGTGTGCGGCGTTATCGGGCGTGATCCTTCAACAAACGCTTCGAGCGCTTCCTTGACGAATCCGTCAACCACGTCCAAGACTCTGCCGGCGTTCTCCGGCGCCGAGCCCATGGCCGTCAGAAGCGCGTTGATGTTTCGCTTCCATGCGTCAGTCCAGAACGTGCGCAGCGCGATCGCCTGTTCTTTGGCAACCTGTTCCACGGTGTGCCGGTCGATCGTCTCGTCGCGCGCCTTCTGGATCCGCACTTCGAGCAGTGAATTCTGGTTCTTAAGTCGTTGCGTCTCCTCCGCATGTTTGGCGTCGGCCGCCTGGTCCTGATACAAGTCCTTGAGCCGGGCCCGGTGCCATGACCAGACCCCAGGGACCGAAAAATGAAACTGCCGTCGCCGTCCGCGGGGCGCCTGGTGTGGGCAACCCTCCTCCCGCCACTTGTCGATCGCCTGAGTAGTCACCCCGAGCAGCATTGAGAGCGATTTCGTCGGGCATGACTCCGGGTCGATCTTCTCGAGAATGGTTGCGTTTTTGCTACTCATGGGTGCGTTATCGCTACCTTTTTCCTACCTGGTTCGTAATTTCTCATTTTTGCGAAAATCTACCGAGCTTCGGCTACCTCTTTACATTCCTGCCCCGGTAGTACCTTGCTAGACCTCACCAGATGCCCCAGGATCAATGATTTACGACCGAACCTGCCCATGGTCAAAAGGCTCAAAATCGGTTCACGGGCCTCCTGTGATGTCATATTAACTTAAATCTTAAGTAGCGTTTATGAAATCAGTGTATCATTCGTGATACAACCCGGCAAGTATTGCCGACTTGTTCAAACGCCAAGGGATCGCGCTATCTTTTGCACCATGCACTCGTACTCATCGGGTGATATGGACAGCCTGCGCAGGCGCTGCTTCTCGACCTCGTATGAGCGCCATACGTCGTGATCGACCCGGGTGTGCGTCCGTGCATGCCTTATGCCCTGCCTGCTTTTCTTGCCCGTCCCGTTGAGTGCGCCCAGATACATGATCGCCCCTTTTGAGTCCTTGACATTTGTAATGTGTTGCACGGCCCGCTTCGGGCGAACTGTAGGCCGCGACTCCGCACGTTTGGAGGCGGACCGTACCTGTAACTCACACATATACCAATGGTATTGCGATTGTTCGCTTGACAATGCATCTTTACGGGTGATAGCCGCGCGCTTATCGTCCCAAAGTTCGTGGAGAATACCGTCGTCCTTTGCGAACAATCGCCTATAAATTCCAAACACGTTCATTGTCCGCCTCCTTTACAATCGCGCTCTCGCGGCCTATTGCGTGCAACGTTTGCGCAACGCCCGAAGGCTGCGCCTATAATCCCAATTCCAAAACTTCCTGCGCAGCTTTTGGGCTTGCGCTGTTGCGCGCTGTACCGGGGCACTCCCCCTGTCCTGCGCGCGCGTCTTCGTCTTGTCTGAAAAGGTTCGTCTGTGCAAGCTCATTCATAAGCCGTTGCCGAGCCGTCTCAAAATGCTGTTCGTCGATTTCAACGCCAATGTATTTCAGCCCGGCACGGTGACAAGCCACGCCCAGGCTTCCGCTACCCATGAACGGGTCAATCACAACGCCGTTGTGAATGCAGCACATATCAAGACACCACGCAAGAAGGGCAACGGGCTTCTGGTTTGGGTGTAATTTAGGACCACCAATCATAATGTGCTCCTCTCCCTCTCGCATGATACCACGCCATAAATATGTGAAAAGGCGCGCCGGGGTGTCTTTGTTTGTCCAAGCAAGTTCACAATCTGACTGAAAGCTCGGCGTTTTCCCTGCGAGCTTATTCCAAATCAGCCACCCTTTCTTATCCGGCAATTTACTTGCATAGTGATTTGCACCCCATAAGCACACAGTCGCGAACCGCAAAAAAGGGGTTGGGTCAAATGGCTTGTCGTCTCCGTGAATCTGCTTCCAATCTCCAGCACTCCTTCCAAACGCCATTGGTGTACGCCCAGGAAGTATCTGGCGCATACGCATATCTTGACTCCGCGAATAGCTGATCCCATATGGCGGGTCTGTGACAAGCGCAGCATCAGACGGCCACGAATCAAGCAACGCATAGCAGTCCGCGTTGATGATGGTGATGGTGTCTGATAGTTTTTCTGTCTTCATTGCTTTTGTTTTGGTTCCCGCGCGCGCCTATAAATTGGTTGCCCCGGTATTGCGTGCAACGTTTACGCAACGGCAGAAGGTTTGCGCTTCCACCGAGAACAGGCCACCTTTTGTTTAAGGCAATCCCTTTGCAAACAGACTTCCCAGCCACACGTAGAGCAGCGCAAACTTTTTGCCTTGCGGTGTTGCACGGGCGCTTCGCCGGACTGTTGCCCGGCACTCCCCTTGTCCTGCGGCTGGGCGGCGCACTTGGCACAGAGCCCCTTGACAACGACTGCCTTGTCACACGACATACACCTACATTGGGCAATTACACCACCGCACTGCTCACACACCTGCTTATAATGACTACCACTCACTTGATACCTCCAATGTTAGCCCAGCCGCCTATAACATGGTTGCCGGGCAATTGCGCACAACGTCCGACAAATGTACGCCGTTACCCCTTGAAATAATCACATTTTTGCGTAAGGCAAATACACCTACAATGGTCACACTCTACGTTGCGGCAAAGTAATGGCGCGCTTTGTTTGTTGTGCGAAGTGGCAACCGCTTCAATATTTTTTATGGCGGCATTCCACCCCTCTTTAGCATGCTCATAACTATACGTTAAAGGTTCACGTTCCATTGACTCCCACCACTGCTCAAATGTTTTTGCCGCCATATATAATTCTCCAAAGGTTGACATTTTGCATAACGTCTACGCAACGGGCGACAGTTTGCACCCACAATACGGGCAATAGAGATAATGCCTATGCGCGAAAACAATTCGCAACCCACCGTTGCCACACTGCGTGCAAATTTCGTCCCTTGCGGTGTTGGTTGGCGTGCGCGATTCCTCCGCCAGTATTGCACATGGCGGCGCACCACCGATAATAGAACTCTCACACTCATCGTAGATCGCGCAACTACCGCAAGGGCCACTCAGCTTCAAAGCCATGTGCTATAACCTCCATAGAATCGCGTATGTCAACGGAATGGCCAACGCACGAAGCGCGGCCTACAAACCCTTACCCCTTGTCAGCCGAGTTTTGTGCTTGGCCTGTTATACGCTGTTCGTCAACCGCTCCATGATTTTCAGCGGCGCGGCCCCGAAGTGCGTTGACAAGAAAATCTGCCAATTCAAACTGCTCGAATATTTCATCACGATACCGGCGTTCTTGGCCGGGATACTTCGTAACTTGTGGAAAGAAAAATAGAAATCCGGTTGAATCACGGACGCCATGTGGTTTGTAATGCTGGTGGATAACCTCTAATCTCTCGTGCATTAGCGCCGCCTCCTAATATGGTCGGTTGACGAATTGCGTATAACGTTTGCGGTACTGTTTGCTGTAACCGCCTATGAGATTTTTACTACGTGTCAAGCGGTTATTGCAAACTACCGCTGTTGCATGCTGTGCTGGCCTGTTCCGCTTTCTCCTGCGGCGGCTCTTCCGGCACCGAGTGTGCCGGTTGCCTGGATTCTTTCGCCTATCCACCGGACAACGGGAACAGCCATCGAATTACCCAGCGCTTTGTATCGTGGCCCATCTGCTGCCGGTTTGCCGCGATGATTTACCAGCGTATAATCATCGGGGAACCCCTGCAACCGTTCGCATTCTCTCGGCGTGAGTCGGCGAACTTGCATTCCGCTCTGAATGCTGTGTAAATCCCTGGACGTGCACGAGTACATTACATCACTTTCTGAAATGCCGATTCCGTTTTGCTTCCTCTGCCTTGGACAATTGACCGACTGCAAAGAAACCACCGGAGCCCGATTGCTTCCAGAATCAGAACTCGGCAAGGTGGGCGCTATTTCAATTCCGATACCAAGCCCTCTTGATTTTGCGCCTTGACCGCCCTTGAAACAGATTGCTGGATATCCGCTTCCCGGCTTGCCACCACCAGATGATAACGCGGGGCTTTCGAGCATTTCCCGTATTTCCCCGCGCTGATTCTCTGCAAACGCAATAGGTGCCTCATGGTTGCATGTCAGGGACGGCGAGCCGTCCCTGACTATCTCAGCGTTGCCTTGGCCGTGCGCCATGACAAGCGGAGTACCACGCCCGGTGCCGTCTTCCGATGCGTCGAACCCTTCGGCGCGTAATGAGTGGGCAATCAAGCCGCCATCTAAATCGAAGTCGGTTCCGAGTCCACCACCGCCCTTAGTGCGCGCGCTAATTGTTCCGGCAGGCTTTTGCCCCTTTTTTCTGCTCGGCGGAGTATGCCCTTGCAAGCTGTGGCGCTCAAAAAGTACCGCTGCGGCACTTTGCCAACTTCCAAAACATCCGACAACGAAGACGCGACGGCGGCGCTGGGGAACTCCAAAGTATTGAGCGTCCAAAATTCTGTAAGCGAACCCATACCCGAGTTGCCCCAGCCCTCCAAGGAAGGCTCCAAACGCTCCGGTTTTATCTGACAGGACTCCGGGCACGTTCTCCCATACCACCCACTTGGGGCTATAGCGCCGAACGATGCCAAGGAAAACGAGGGTAAGGTTGCCACGAGGGTCATCCAATCCCTTTCGCAATCCGGCGACACTGAAAGCCTGGCAAGGTGTTCCTGCGCAAATAAGTTCAACTGTTGCATCGGGCCACTCCTTAAACTTTTTCATGTCGCCGTAATTTGGAACCTCTGGGCGATGAACATTCAGAACGGCGCACGGAAAAGGTTCTATCTCGGAACAAAAAACAGGAGTCCAGTACATTGGCGCCCATGCCACCTCTGGTGCTCCGATTCCGCTGCATACTGTTGCAAATCTCATTTTTGTCTTCCCATGCCTACTGGCATGAATCTTAGCCGCCGCCTCAGTATTTCAAGCAGGCCAGCATTGCATGCAACGTCTACGCAACGGGCGACAGTTTGTACCCACAATACGGGCAATAGAGATAATGCCTATGCGCGAAAATAATTCGCACCTCACCGTTGCCACACTGCGTGCAAATTTCGTCCCTTGTGGTGTTAGAGGACGTGTTGGGAACCTCCACAAGTTTGGCGCGGCTCCTACCATAGTTTCTATCGAATGGTAGGCCATAGTGGTGTCGAATCCACTCTCATAAAAGGCTCCGAGCATGTTTTTTGCCGCGCCTACAATCACAGAAGTTCCCAACATGTACTCTAACGGTTCGCGCTACTGGTGCTGTTGCCGCGCCCATTTTGTAAACTGATACAATGCCACGCATATACTATCCGGCTGATTAGTCGCATCACACCACTTGTCGGCAAGCGCGGCAATGGCATCCATAGCGCTGTTAGGTGCTGCGGAGCGAGCGGATTCCTCTGCTTTAGAGGCGCAATTACTACACAGTATCATTCCGATATCCTCAACATCGACAAACTTTTTGCATTCGTCGCATAGATGACCGTTACACATTGCGCCTCCTATCAATACGTAAAGAGCGAACGGAGTGGCACCTAACGTTCACCGCACGCCCGATAGTTTGCCCCGTTCGAGCACGCACGGCTTACCGTAGCACAACATGGTTGTTTCTTGGATAACACACCCCGCACCATCGATAAAGCAGGGGCAAATTTTGGGCTGCGGTTGTTGTGCGTCTGTGGGCGCGGACTCCACCCTCTTAAGGAGCGCGTCGTTAATAGCATCCACAGTAAATTGAGCACATAATTCAATGGCTATAGAGTCGTGATCATTGAGATAATCAATCCAATGTTGCCTCGCCTCATCGAGAGGGCAAGAATACGCCTCACTCCGATACTGCATAAAGCGCTCCTTTACAATATGGTTCCGCGCCCATTGTGCACAACGTTTCGTAAATGTATGTTCGTTTGGCTTTGCAAATGACATACTTTACGTGTTGGTTATTGTTTGTAAATCTACCTTAATGTACTGTTGCGCCTTCTTCGGCGGTGGTGGAGGAGGAGGAGGCGGTGGAATTTTACCACACCGAATCTCCTTACCAGTCCAACCACTACGCAACACACCATTTTTATCGTAAAACATATTCACAGTGGGCATAATGTTCCTTTCTTAGGCGCAACCTATAAATCAAAAAGATTTACAAATTGCAACGTTTGCGGTACGGGTGCCGTGCCGCCTACTGAACCCCTTCAAAAATGTCCAGCGGCATGGCATCTCTACCGCTGTTGCACGCTGTACCGGGGCACTCCCCCTGTCCTGCGCGCGCGTCTTCGTCTTGTCTGAAATTTAGCGACTCTTGCGACAACCGCGACGCTGCAATCTCACAATACCGCTCATCAACCTCAATCCCGATAGAACGGATGCACCGATTCTTTGCCGCACGAAGCGAAGTCCCGGAGCCCATGAATGGATCCACGATAGTACGCACGTCCACGGCCTGCGATATGCACCAAGCAAAAAGCGGCAAAGGCTTTTCCGTGGGGTGCCCGTGAACGTGCACGCCGACGCCCAAAGAAAGGCGCTTGGCGGGTTTGTCAAGATTTGTCCACGCAAGCTCACAATCTGCCATTGTCGGAACCGCGTTCCGCTTGTCCCACACAAGCCAGCAACGAGACGGGCCAAGCGCAAAGTAGTTGCCACCCCACACAATAACCTGACGGCCAAGCGCACAGACGGCAGCGAGGGTTTCCGGCAACGGTGCTACGTCCCACTTGCGAAAGTCGGCGTACTTCTCTTTTGCACCCCACGTCCCACCTTGCATCCGATCTCCGATTCCATACGGCGGATCGGTGAGAACCAAGTCCATCGGAGACAGCAACGGAAGCACGTCGCGGCAGTCGCCGTTGTAAATAGTGCAGTATGTGTCTTGATAGTATGGTTTCATTGCATTTGTCTTTTCCCGCGCGCGCCTATAAATTGGTTGCCCCGGTATTGCGTGCAACGGTTGCAATTATGCGCAGTTCGGCGCTTTGGCCGAATTGAGGCGCTGCTTACACCAGTCCTCAAATGAAAATGGCATGTCGGCCAAAGCAACAGTCTCACGATATGATAAGTACAACTTGAGCGCCGCCGCATAATCGCTGTTGGTGGGAGTGCCTGCCGACTCCTTAGTGTCAAGCGGGCATTCCTTGCGATCACATATCTTACGAGCCTGGGACATCATTACTTTGTGGGTATACTCCTGC